CGATGGAGGGCCAAACGATTACATCCTGCCCCCTGATGGAGAGAACTATCTTTCTGTAAGCTATATTCCATTTTCACCGTGCTACGGAGGTAAAGAAGAGGCCTTCTGCCGAGCAAGGCCGCTTTTGCTCGACATTGCAAGACTCAATCTTCACCACTGGGCAACGTGCGCAGATCTTACGGAAACAATCCACTTAAATGCAGCGCCAATGCTAACCGGAACTGGTGTTAGACCAGATGATGAAATTTTTGTTGGATCTGGCAGAAGCCTTTTTAGCCAAAACGAAAACGCCAAATTTGGGATGATTTCGCCTGGCATGGCTGGCGCTGAAACAACGCTAAAAGAAATAGCCAGAATTGAAAGCGCAATGGATAGGCTGGCTGCTATTGCAATGACTCCTGGCAAGAGTCAAGTTGAGTCTGGTTTTGCCAAATTACTTGATAGGTCGCAATCCGACAGTCAACTCGCTGTCCTGATCGGGTCTCTTCAAGACTGCTTGAACAGAGCGCTTCGATACGCCTCTGGCTACAGATCAGATATGTACCCAGAAATTACTGTTACCATTAGCAAAAACTTTATCCCAGCCAAGCTGCATAGTCAGCAAGTTCTGGCACTCAGCTCTCTTTACAAAGACTCTGAGGCGATACCTATTGGAACCTTTCTTGAAATGTTTGAAGGTATGCACGATTTTAGCATTCCGTCAATACTTGATAAAATGGGCCTTACTGGCAATGAGCGCAGGTCTGAGATTGTTAATCCAGCCAGCTCGTCTCAGCAAGATGCGAACAGCCGCATTTACGTTCAAAACGACATCAGCGAGTCCCCTGCTGGCGGCACTCAAGCAGGAGAGAGCCCAGAGGCAATGCTTGAAACACCCGAGGCGTGAGCTAGGCTGCCTGCAGTGCATTGATTTCGCATGACACTTGAAGAACTTCAGGCGCTTCTGCAAGAGAAGGAGGCTTTGCTAGAGGAGACATCCAGCAAGGTTCAGGCCTTGGAGCGGACAAGGGCTGGTCTTCTGGGTGATCTGCAAAAGCGCAAGGGAGTCGAGCGACTTGCAAAGGCTGCCGGCATCGACCTAGGGGCCGATGACGCCGAGGACCGGATCGCTGAGCTGCTTTCCGAGAAGTCTGTGCCGCCCAAGCAGCCCCCTGCGCCCGAGGGCAAGCCACCAGAGCAGCAGGGCCAGGGATCAACGCCCTCCAGCGCCGTCGAGGAGGCCATGAGGGCTCAGCTGGCGTCCATGCAGCGCCAGATGGAGGGCCTGACGGAGAAGCTCAAGCAATCGGAGAAGGAAAAGCAGAGAGAGCGCGAGGCGCGGCTTCAGGAATACAAGCGCTCTGTTGTTATGCAAGAGCTTGAAAAAGCTGGCTGTAAGCGGCCGGCTCATGTTTATGCCTTGCAGGGCGAAAACTTTAGACTTCTCGATGACGAGCGAACCGTTGTTTACGGATCAGAGGAGAATCCAGTCAATACCTCGGATGCAATTAGCAATCTTGAGAAAGATGAAGAGTATTCAATTTACTTTCCTGGGGTTGTCGCAACTGGCTCCGGTCTTGTTACATCAAGGTCTTCCGCGCCGATTTCCGACAATCCATTTATGAAGTCAACTGCAAACGCAACCAGGGCCTCCGAGATCATCAATCGCGACAGGGCTCTTGCGCAAAGGCTTGTCCAGCAGGCTCGCGCTCGTGGCGATCTTGACCCGATTCTTGCAAAGGCGGTTGGCTACTAATAGTGGCTGCTGCATAAAATTACTGCTGTATCAGTAATAGAGCCCCACGCTTCGGGAGAGGTGTGGGGCTTTTGGCTATCCTTGGGCTAGGCTGCTAGAAGCAAATGCCACTAAAGCGCGGCAAATCACAAAAAACTATCTCCGCGAATATCTCAAAACTTCGCAAAGAGGGCAAGCCGATGAAGCAGGCAATTGCAATTGCCTACTCAAAAGCCGGCAAGTCTCGCAAAAGCAAGAGCAAGAAGAAGTGAAAAGTAAAAATGTTCCCACAGATAAGGCCCTCTACGCGAGAGTCAAGGCTGAGGCAAAGCGCAGGTTCAAGGTTTATCCAAGTGCTTATGCCAATGGATGGCTTGTTCGTGAATACAAAAAGCGTGGCGGTGGTTACAAGTCAGTTAAGAGTGGCAAAAATGGCTAAAAAAGCTAGAGGTGGACTTGGCAGGTGGTTTGCCGAAAAATGGGTAGACATTAAAACTGGAAAGCCATGCGGTCGCAAAACTGGCGAAAAGCGCAAGGGCTATCCTGCCTGTAGGCCATCCAAAAGAGTCTCCTCTGATACGCCAAAAACAGCATCAGAGCTGTCTGCAAAAGAAAAAAGCAAATTCAAAAGAGAGAAAACGAGTTCGAAAAAAATTTCTTATCAACACAAACGCAAAAAAAGAGGTTAAGCCATGGCGCCCAAGCAAGTCGCAAACAAGCGTAGAACTGCAGCATTTTACGCAAAAAATCCAGAGGCTCGCAAAAAGAAAGCATCCTATGATAAGAAGTATCATTCGACCGAAGAGAGGCGAAAATACAGAGCCGAACTTTCTGCAGAGCGAAGGGCGCGTGGAATTGATGGCAAGGGTGGTCGAGATCTGAGCCATGCGGCTGGCGGCGGATTTAAGCGGGAAAATCCATCAACAAATAGGGCCAGAAACGGCCACGGAAACAATGGGAGGCTTGCCCCAGGAAAAGGATCGAGAGCGAGGAAGCGGAATCGCTAGACTGAGCCCGTATTGGCCAAGCAAAAGAGAGCTAATTCAAATGGCAACTCCAGAAAGGGTCAAAAGCAAAATGAAAGACCTTGGGCTTTCTGGCGTGAATAAGCCAAAGCGCACACCAGGCCACCCAACGAAATCGCATGTTGTGATGGCCAAGCAGGGAGAAACCTACAAAGTTATCCGGTTTGGCCAGCAGGGCGTAAGTGGTTCACCAAAAAAAGAAGGAGAGTCTGCGTCTTACAGGGCAAGGCGCGAAGCATTTAAGGCTCGTCATGCAAAGAACATCGCGAAAGGGCGTTTATCAGCTGCTTACTGGGCTGATCGGGTTAAATGGTAGATTCGGCTTCTTTTCTTGCTAGCCAGCATTTCAGCTCTGTTACATAATTTCGCAGCTCTTGCGCTTTTACAAGGTGCCACGAATTTCCAGTCTCAAAGTACATTTGATTGTGCTGATCTATGCTTTTTAAGCAGCAGCGTATCATTTCATTCCACGGCTCCCTAGCTGGTGTATTCCAAGTCCGCTTTTCCATTTTGCTTGAAGGGCGCTCCGGCAATGATACCGTTTCATGGGCCATATCGCACGATCCTGCGACCATTTTCTATTTCTTGGCCAAGGCTATCGCTTGGCCAAAACATTTGCAAAATTAAGTCAAGAAATCGTTGCTGCCTGGAGACAGTTGCCGGCGTTCCCTGATCGAGGCGTCGCTAGGCTTGGCCAAGAACCCAATGACCTCCAATGCCAGTTCTCGGCGCTTATCGCACTAGCGTCAACATGCGCGGCGTCCAGTCCGCGACTGCAGTTGACGAAATCCTCTCCGCAATTGTGCTTTGCACTCGCGGGATGAAAAACTGGACCTTTGTTCTTCCTGATGCTTTTACCGAAGCTCAATTGAATGAGCTTTTCGCAGCGGCTCCTACTGTGACTGGCACCAAAGTTATCACCGCAAGCGGCTGCGCCGGCTGGGCATCGCTTGATGCTGGCGAAAAAGCTGTGCTGACAGCCAAGGGTTATACCCTCAACTGAACAAAAACCTGCTATCATTGCAGGGGTGATGAAGGTGTGAGAGAGGCAGTGCCTCGCAGCAAGGGCAGCAGTGCTGTGAAGCTGAATCAAGAAAGACCTGTTCCTCTGCAACACGACCATGCTTCTCGCAGGCGTTCCGCTTATCCCCGAAATCTTCCTCGATTATCAGCAAGAGGAGATTCGTGACAAAAACTCCCTCGTCACCTCTGGTTTGATGGTGACGAATGACGCCATTCAGGCAGAATTCGCAAAAGGCGGCAAAACCGTCGATCTCCCCTTCTATGGCGATCTGTCTGGAGACTCGGAAATTGATTCCGATACCGTTGCATCCAATCCATCTGAGATTCCTGGCGACATGCAGGTCGGCGTTCGCAATATGCGGCGCAAGTCCTGGAAGTCGTCTGACCTTGCTGCTGATCTGTCTGGTAGCGATCCTTCTCAGGCTATTGCCCGAAGCACTGGTCGCTACTGGATTCGCGACATGCAAGTCGTTAGCCGTAGCATTCTGACCGGCATTTTTGGCACTGGCGGTCCTCTGGCCACCAGCCATTCGGTTGGCGGCAACAGCTCGGCGCTCTCCCCAGGTCTCATGGTTGATGGTATTGCCAAGCTTGGCGATGCCGGCGATGAGCTGACTGGCGTAATGATGCACTCCGCTGTCTATTACGCTTTGATGAAGCTTGACTTGATTGTCCCGGCTTCAAGCACTTCTCAGCTCGATAGCCGTCTGTCCGCCGAAGCCCTGGAAAAAGGCACCTATCTTGGCCGTCCGGTGTTTGTTGACGACAAGCTGCCGTTTACCTCTGGCGCAGGCCCCAGCGGTGCAACCGTCTATGACACATTCTTCTTTGGTCCCGGTGCTTTTGCCTATGCAACCGCTCGGGCCAAGGTTCCCGTTGAGTCCGATCGCGACAAGTTTCTTGGGATTGACTTTCTGATCAATCGCGCGCATTATCTTGTTCACCCGAACGGCCTCTCCTGGAAGGGAAATGCTGCTTCCGTTGCTCCTACCAACGCCGAGCTGGCAACTCCTTCCAACTGGGTGAAGGTGTTTGCGGATGACCGCAACATCCGTATTACTCGGAT